GGTAGGAAGTTGCTCTCCGTGTCTCCTATGTGCCTCAGGAAGGGTTTGAGACCATCATACATGGACACACCCTTAGTGGTTCCGTAGAGAGAGGTCGTCTCAAAGTACTTAAGATCTGTACCATACTTTTCATCAAACTGCTGCTTGAGTTCCTTAGAACATGCTAAGAGGGCAAGAAGTTTTCCGCCCAAGTAATTGAACCCGAAAGGTTGAGTAGGAACAATGTTAAACCCCATGACAAAATGAGCATTAATATCAGAAAGAGGAAGGACTTTACCAAAGTAGTCATTTCTGGGTTTGCTATTAATAGTCGGAGAACCAAAGCGAACAACACCAACAACCTTATTAGTGTTTGTCTCAACCACAATCCACTTATGAGTTCTGCCTGGAATTGCTTCCTCAATAGCATTAGACGCTGTAAGGTTCAAGGTCTCAGAATACAACCACTGATTATATCTAGAGGTTGTCTTTGGATTAGTATCAACAACATGAACCTCAAAGTTCATATCATTCGGTTCCATATCAAAAGAGTCAAAGAACTCCATGTCAGCATCAAACAAGGATCCAGACCTTTCACTGACACGATCTTTCTTTACAAAGCGAAGATAATCATCAATGCGATTGAACTGAGTATAATAATCAATAAATTTATTAGCAGCGTAAACTGCATCACCCTCAGTCAATATCATACAATCAGTTTCTTGCTTGGCGTTTGAATAGTCGAGAACATCTGAACATAGTTCTCTTCGATTTCATTTTGAGTATCTGAAATGTAAACAACATACTTTCGAGCAATATCAAGATCTACATTCTTTCCAGAAAGAAGAGGTGCCCATGGAGCAAATCCCATCTGACCATCTCTAGTCGGAACAGCAACAATAGGGTTACATACAGTGATAGTTTCATCACTTTCATTAATCAGATCGGCAACAACATCTTCACCAGACCACATACGAATTACTTTAACGTTCATAATCACAAAAAATTAGGTTTATCAGGTGTTGAGTGGAGAAGCACTCCATCAACTTTATTAAGAAGTTCTTGCATACTTTCATGCAACAGACGATATCCAGTGCCAACATAAAGTTGTCCAAGGAATACAGTAATAGTCATAACACTCCAGAAGTAATAATACATTCTGGATTTCTTTTGTCTGGGGGTTACTTTACTCATTAGTCAAGTTCTCAATGTACTGATAAATCAAACTCCACCCAAATTCATAAGTATCTCCATGTTCGTCTTGGAGAAAGAACGGAATATTGGGATGATAGTATTTAGCTCTATAATAATGATTAATCACATTATAGTCATCATCTACACACCGTTCGTGCTCTAGTTGTTCTTCGGTCATTTGAATTCACACTCCACCATAATCTCAGTCAGACAAGCAAGCATATTGATTTCTTGATCTGCTACGAATGCCCCTTGATACTGATACTTAGCAAGCACCAGGACAGCAGCAGGAATAGAACCAGGAACAAGGGTTTCGTAACAAGCGTCATAAATGCGACGAAGAAGTAGATTATAATCATTGTCCAGATTATTAACGATCCACTTACGTACTTCAGGAAAGTCTTTTTCCTTAAGTTTTTTAACCAGGTCATTTACTTTTACATCACTAAAGGTTGCAAGAATACCAGTGTCAATTTTACCACTTGAGGAGTAACGCTGACACTCATTCAGAACACGACGCCAATCAGGGAAGTGTTTGTTAATAAGTTCTACCAGGACCTTGTTATCATATTCAACACCTTCTGTATCCAAGATTTGTTGGATACGTTTGAAGAATGCTGCTGCGAGTTGGGGTTTGTTTTTGGAATTGGTTGAAAAATCAACACAGGCGCATCGGGAGTGGAGTGGTTCGATGATTTTGTTTTTGAAGTTGCAGGTGAAGATGAATCTGCAGTTGCCACTAAACTCCTCAGTAAACGCCCGTAGGAGGAGTTGAACATCGTTGGTTGTGTTATCTGCCTCATCAATGATGATGACTTTGTGTTTGCCAGTTGCTTGAAGCGAGACGGTCGAAGCGAAGTTTTTCGCAGTGTTTCGGACAGTATCCAGGAATCGTCCTTCATCGGATCCATTGATGACATAAACATCTACCCCCAATTCATTACACAGTGCTTTTGCTACAGTAGTCTTACCACATCCTGCAGGACCGGCAAGCAGCATGTTTGGGATCTCACCTTTATGTAGGAAGTCTTGGAAAGTCTTCTTAATATTAGTTGGTAAAATACATTCTTCAATAGTTTTGGGTCGATACTTTTCAACCCAGAGAAAATCATCACGCATAATCATTCCAAAGGACGAACAAATTCATTAGACACAATATCAGTTGCCTTCAATTGCTCTTTCATATATTCTACACCACATTCCGGTGTAGCGGTATCCCCACAGGTGAATACATCACAAACTGCCATACCCTTCTCAGGCCACGTATGGATGCTGATATGGGACTCAGCAAGCATAGCAATAGAAGTAACACCCTGAGGATCAAACTTGTGAACAGCAAGGTTCAAAAGTGTGGACTTACATTCTTTTGTTGCTCTATACAAAAGCATCCGAATGAACTCTTTATCATCAAGAAGTTCAAAAGGGCAACCTTTCAATGTAAAAAGGATGTGTTTCATGATTTAGGATCTTCGGTTTGTTTCTTTAACCATTCACGAAATTTTTTCTTTCCTGCTTCCACAGCAGTCCATGGAGCATAAAGTGGATAAGGATAATCTTTCTTTTTCATCAGTCAAAATTGGAATTCAATATGACCCTATTGTTGTGATGTGCAGGAACGTGACAAAGATGTTCATAACAATTTAGATAGTGAAATCACTAGTAGAAATGTCAACATTATAACTACATCCCAGGACTTTGTACGAATAAAGTAAGGAATTGAAATGAGATCAGCTACGAAGTGTACGAATACTCCAGTTATAACATTAACATGGAGAACAATAAAATAGGCAACAATAACTCCAATGCTGCCTATAATTCTTAAAAGTATATCAACCGAAGGTCGAGTCAGGTTCAAGTGCAATGTAGTAGGTAAGATCATGATTCTTGCTAGTGAAGCGAGATAGAAGTTTCTGCGACACAACCACATCATATGTCCCAGGAAGAACTTTGATATTTTCTACTTTGAAGTTAAAGCAGAACTCATTGTCGGTCTCACCAACAATCTCTTCATGAGCATTGGAAGTATCATTCTTTTTGTCCCGAACAACCAACTTCACAACACCTGCTTCACCAACAGCAGAAATATCAGGCAGTTGGTAAACTGCTGCCGCTTTCAACAGTTTGTCGAGCACAGCAGTGGAAAGTTCAAAACAGACATCTTCTGTGGGAAGATTGATTGCTTTCTCTGGAGGAGTAACAATTACATTAGGGTCTGCGAAGAAATACTTGGAGCGAGACTTGCCTTCACGGATAACAACATATCCATCATTAGCAAAGTCAAGTTCAGGACTCTGATGCAGACTCAGACCGTTGAGGAACTGGTTAAGGTCATAGATACCAAAGTCTTTTGCGAAGTCTTCGGTAACAGTTGCTTCAGCAAGAATGTTCTTCATCAAGCTGATTGTACGAAGTTTACTACCTTCCTTAAAGAGAATCGACTGGTTAATCGAAGAGAAGTTCTTAAGGACAGAAATAGTTTTATCAGACAGTTTCATAGGGGGTCGAGTTTTCATCACTGAGGGTAGGTTTCACGTTGTGCATTTTTGTCATTGAAATGCATCAGAAGAACAGCATAATGCAGAATCTTCATAATGTCACGTCGCGCAGTGCCTTTCTTATCATAACGAGAGGCATACTTGAGAATGTTGCTGCGGCAGAAGGATTCACCATCTCCACATGCTTCAATCAAATCAAGTGTTTGAACAGCATCATCACCAGAAGAATAATGCTGGTTGTATGTTGCAGAAATATAATCGGTCAGTTCTTTAAGAATACGTTCTTCACTGTACTTAAATCGATTGGGATTGTTACTAGCAGTAGTCATATCAAGGTTAAAGGAAACAGAGTCTTCGCCACCAAATGTGATAGGGACTGGTTGTGCTGCACCATAGGTATCGGAGGAAAATGTGATGTGATCGTCACCCATTCCTCCAGGCAATCCACCACCAATGTTGAGTGTATCGGGAGCAGCATATGGATTGCCAGTCAAACTAATACCATCTTCTTCCCAGAAGTCTTGATTGGATTCTCCATTGACAGAGTATCCATCCAACTTCAAAGTGTCACCTTCAAATGGATTTACCCTATCTGGATCGTTTCTTGTGTAATCATAATAATGCGTTGAATGTTTTTCCATGTTCAATTCATCAAGTAGAAAGGACCAAGAGTTTGCCATAATTATATCACTGAGCGGCGCGTGTGTCAATGTATTCTTTAATAGTCTCATCGGAAGGCATCACGAAGTCAGCATCAACCTTGTCATACAGTTCCAGGAATGCCTGCTTGGTTTCATCATCAAAACGATTGACACAGACTTGGATTGCCTTTGCCTTGTCGTTAAAGATGCTGTATGCCTTCACAATGTGAACCAGACGACGGGTGGAGATGATCTCCTCAATACCACCATCATAAAAGGTCTTACGGATGATGTCTGCCCAGTCAGAGAGACGCTTGCAGAACTCTTCATCCTTACAGATCTTACCAAGGATCTTCTGTTCAGTAGCAGCAGTAGGATACTCCTGCTCAAAGGTTACAGGGAATCGCTCAAGGAAGGCTTCGTTGAGCACGTTAGTTCCAATGAATCGTCCATCGTCGGAACCTTTGCCTTTGGTGTTGGCGGTTGCGAATACTTGGAAACCTTCTGCGGGCGCAACCCATTTGCCAATCTTCTTGAGGAAAACTCCTTTTCCTTCGAGAATAGATTGAAGACAGAGGATTTTGTTTGAGGCAAGGTCGATCTCGTCAAGGAGCAGCACAGCACCCCGTTGCAGGGCTTCGATAACTGGTCCGTTGTGCCAAACGGTTTCTCCGCCAACAAGACGGAAACCACCAATAAGATCATCTTCATCAGTCTCTACTGTGATGTTGACTCGGATGAGTTCCCGTCCGAGTTGGGCACACGCTTGTTCGACAGAAAACGTTTTACCGTTGCCCGAGAGACCCGTGATAAACGTAGGGTAGAAGAGACCGGACTTAATAATTTTTTTAACGTCACTAAAATTACCAAAGCTGACGAAGGTATCATCTTTTTGAGGAATAAGGTTTTGTTCGATTGCCGGAAGTGCAGCAGGAGCACTATAAGATACTTCCAGTTCTTGCACAGTCTCCTTTGTTACTTC